ACACCATATTGAATACCGTTTGGTCGTAGTGATAAAGATTCTTCGTGAAGTTATCGTTTGTTTCTTTCATGTATTGAATAGGAATCAAATTTTGTGGGTCGTCTCCATTCATAATGCATAGAACATCGTTAGAACCAATAGTTATATAACCAGTGTTCGTGTCGTTCAACAACTTACCTTCCCAAGCAACGGATTTTTCATCGATTGGTCCTATTGGGGGGTTCAAGTGATTCACGTCACCAAATGGTTTCTCGGGATCGATAGCATTTGAAGGTGGTTCTTGAAGTTCAGAACCATCTGTGATTGTCACTGTCATCGTGGGTGTAGGAACAGGCGACTTTGTGATTGTGGGTGTAACAGTGTGTGTCGTAGATGGTGTAGCGGATACGGTCGGTGTAGGGATCTCCGAAACAGCCGTTGCTACCGTACGACCACCACTTCCAGTGACATAGAGCACATCGAACCCAGATACCAAATCTCCATCGGGAATGGTAATATCATGTGAATAGGCGATTGTGCTTAGACCGGAAATAGTCTTAGATACTGAGGTGTAGTACGTAGAATATGAAATTTCACTTAAACCATAACCGTAAACAGTGAACGATGTTCCTCCGCTGTGTTCCACCGCAACAACGCCTTCTGGGCGAGCCTTTTCTGGTGCGAGACTGTATGATGTATACTGTACAGCTTCAAACATGTTATTGCTGTTCCTAATCGCATTGTTGTACAACCCAGCCGAATCCCAGAAGACACGAGCATATATGTTCATATCACCGGATAGTGTTCTTTCAGTGCCAACGATAGATACATTTCTAGCATCATTTGTAGCTACTGACTTTTCATAAATCTTTGATTCTATAGCGGCCGAGATTTCTTGTAAGTTATTGGACAATTGTCCAAACACGACATCACTAACCCCAGAAATAGTATATTTAACTTCAAATACACCAAGTGGTCTCTTGTCGGGGTATGTTAATCCGCCTAGAATATATTGCTTGAGCGCAACAACGTCATTCACCAAGATACGTCCATCGAATGTCACATCAGATTTTACAAAGAATTCTTTCAACGATTCTCCTGTTGGTATCTTGCTCTTATCAGCAATGTGATCGAGTAACCAAGTGAATCTGCTCATACCATCAATTATATCATCGCCTGTAAGTACGTTAGCCATCGTCGCAATATTGGCGTTTAAAGCGTTGACAAAGGCATATCCAGGGAACTGAGATGCGATGCGTTGTGTTCTGACGACCTTTGTGTATATGAAGAGAGCATCCATGTCTTCGAATCGTCTCGGGGCTTGTGTAGTAGAATAACCCATAACGCGCGTGTACCCATCACGTGTGTTGTATTTAGACTCTACAGCCCATCCGTCATCTATCAGTAATTGACTTGCGGTTACCGTTCCTAAATCCCCTTTTGTCATAACGAGGAATGACTTAAGGAGAGAATCTTTGATATGCCTAGTTCGAATGCGTGCGATGCCGTTGTCAAATTGTACATCTTCTGGGATGAGGTATCCGGATTCGATCTTCTTCTCGTTGGCGTATGCTTCTTTTATTTTAATATCCCCATTGATTTCGGAATATTTAAGCTTCATACGTCTCATATCTCCTTTGTGCATCTTTGCAATTCCTTCACCCTTTGTAGCGGTGATTTCATTTTTTTCACTATTTATTGAAATATCCCATCCATTAAATTCACTAGAATCTTCAATGGATTCGATCACAATTCCTTCAAGATTGAGTCTGAAAGAGCTCGCATCTTCTTCGAACATAGAGCCATCGACGTGTAACATGATGTACTCACTCGTCATATCAGATACATAGAATCCACTTCTGATACTGGCATTGTATGCCATGTTGAGATCCCATAATTTTGCTTCTCTGTTAGAAATGGCGACGACATTATTGAATGTTGGGTTTACAGGGGAAACATTACTGACATTGGTATTCTTGATGCGTAAAACATTCATGTATCCATCATTACTCAAACGATCGATATGTACTTCTTGAGAACCTATGAAGGAACAATAACCAGTGATATAAAGAACATTGGATGTGTTGTTAGATGTAGCATATCTATATTCAAAATTATCAAATGAATCGACGAGAGATACTTTTCCATCACCCGTAGTTGCTGACATCGAGCTTGGTACGAAGAATGCTAATGTAAAACCGGCAATATCTTCAGTTGTTCCCTCGATATTCATTTGATTTGTATTGAGAGACACGTCGACATCTGCTCCATTCTGGGTGAAATTGAAGAGTGTTGTAATATCTTGCGTACCTGTTGTAGTAGGAGATGGTGTAACCGTCATAGTAGGTGTGGGTGTGGGATGTATAGTTGTTGTTGGTGTAAAACTTATACTGGGCGTAGGTGTTGGGTGTGTAATAGTAATAGTTGGGCTCGGTGTGGGTGTAGGATCAGGTGGATCGAATACTTTTTGAACGTCCTTAATATTCACCTTATCACCACCGTTAATGACGATAAATGGTGTACCTGGTTCATCGAATGGGATGATTGTAGCGACAGGTTGAGGATTAGACGATGTCGCAGGAGGTGGATTTAAATCTACCGATGTTTTGAATGATTCACCGGACGCAGCATCACCGAAGGTGATGTCGAACACATTTGGTTTTCTGAGATAATCAGCATTGATTGTCACACCTACTGTCGTAGTGATGGTATCGGGTACGTCAAGGGATGCATAGTTATATACAATTGTGTTACCTTGCCCTTGTACCGGGTAAACGAACGACCATTTCAATCCATCACTTTCGTTTGTAACATCAACAAAGAAAACATAGAAGGTATTCAACATTTTTCCTAAGTTTGTCAATTCGATGTCATATGATGATTCCATGACACTAGCGATCGCAGGGTATACGCCTTCGCTGGTTTTATTCATACGGCTAACTACCTTTCTCACGGTAGATTCCACGCTACGCTGTACGATAGTATTCTTACGACTAGCGGATTGTGGACGAGGAAGATATAAACCGGCTGCAATGACTACATCATCTGTCCCTTCTTCAATAACAGCACTCTGTTCAATTTCAAAAGTTACCCTTGTCGCAGTATCATCGGCATCTTGTGAGAATGTGGAAACAACAGTGTCGTAACCAACAGGTTTTTGTGTCACTTGGTTAATGACGGGTGTACCATCTTCATTTAATTCCTCTTTTGCCGAAACTTCAATCGTTTTTGGTTTAGAAGTATCTACCAAACCAGTCACTGGATCAATAGCGTATTTTATTTCAACTTTAGCAGGGGGGCTTGCTAACAAAACTTCTGCAATAAGATTTTGTGTTTCAACGGGGAGTGCTTTTTGCGCTGCGGGTAATTGCGCTTTAATTTGCTCTTTCTGAACAGCTTCAGATGCATCAGCATTAACTATGGGAACTGTAAATTTGAGTATTAAATCTTCGGCGCTAATCTCTTGGTCTATATACTGTGAAACTAAAGAACTAATAATGATTTCCAGCAAATCTAAATTATCGACGAAAATTGTCCCATCGATAAAAACGTTCGACACATGAAAGTCTGGAATCTTCATGAACTTATTATATATACATAAAATGTTGAAACGTTATTCTCTCCAACGATTGTTACACGCCATGCATGTAATGAAAACCGTCATAGGCTCATCGGCGGAACGCGTCTGTACAGCGTTGAATACAGTGTGTGTCGACTTGCAACATTCGCACGTGAACATACCCTTGGAGAATTGGTGTTCGGTATCCCAGTATTTCCTCCACTGTTCCATGACCCTTTCTTTTTCGTTTAAATGCTCCTTCATAATGGAATGGAGACCGCAATGGTTCATCTCATCATGAAGAAGAGTAGGAATGTTTTCTGTGGGAATGATTTTTCGTTCCACAAAAGAAACAAACATCGGATTCGTCTTTGCGTTGTAGGCAATGCTCCTTATTTTGCACGCGTAATGACGCTGAAAAGTTTTCACAGCCTCGTCATGTCCACATCCACTATTTACGAACTCATTCGCATACTTGCATACTTCATATTCGATGTAAGGATACAAAGACTCGGAGAAATTCGTCTTGAGCATGGCGTTTCCGCGTTGACGGATGTTGTTGATGGAATCCATGATTTACTTTTAGTTTTGTTGGTATGTACTCAGTATGTTCGCGCTCTTTAGGTGATCAATTTACTTTTAGTTTTCCAATCGACAATCGCTTCATCATATTGTTCTTTCGCTTCTTCTGACAGAGCAACATACGGCTTACGATCGTTTACAGAAAGCTTTCCCCATAGTTTACCAAGTTCTTTAGAAATGTCTCCGAGTTGGAGCGTAGGATTCTTCTTCATTACATTTTCGCGTTTTTCGTTACAAAAGAGCATATACGACGACATAGGGCGCTTTGGCTTCAGTGGGTCGCGCATCGGTTTGATTTTGATAAACGTTTTCGTGAGGTACTTTTCGATGAGCCTATCCGCCTTATCTTCTTGACCGAGTTCGGCACACACAACCCGAATAAGATTTTCGTTGAAGTTGTACATGGTGTTGTGAATATCGGTGTGAGCATTGTGGAACTCCATTTGTTTTATTAAATAAGTGCGCTTGTCTTTATACTCTTTTACGTGTTTCTAAAATCGTTTGAATGTCTTCTTCAATGCGGGGAATTTGTATTTTGATGTATGTATCATTAATAGGGTGCAACACAACGAGAAACATTTCTTCAACGGTCTGATCGTAATAATTTTCGAGGATAGTACGATACAAATTCAATTGTAATGCGTAATGATTAAAATTACAATCTTGTACATGCTCGAGACCGTTCAATCCCTTTTGAAAATTATTCGCATATTTAATTTGCTTCGAACGCTTCCAATCGCCTAGGATAATTCCACCATTTTTTCCTTCGAAAACAATATCAATACTTCCAGATATCTTGTGAATATCATCAAAAATAGTCCACTCAGTACGATATGGTACGTATTGAGGAAAATCTTTTCTGAAATCGAGGAAATAGCCAAACTCGGGGGAGTCGTTAAACACATCTTTACCGTTTATATAATCTTCAACATCATGATGTAATTTCGTTCCTTCTTCTGCTGCGGTGTTGCTACTCCACAAGTCGATGATATCTTGAACTGACATGCCTTCATATGTATGTCCTGGCATCCTGGAGTATTTCTTATGGGTCATCGTCGCGACGCGCTCTTTATCGAATGGGGGGAAAAACGAATGAATGATCGTAGTTGATGAAATATAGCCATCGGAGCAACCATCTACGTAATACACGTGGGGACCTTCGTCGAATACGATACGCGCGTCACGGGGATGAGGGTTTTTGAGTGCGAGATCCATTTTTATATTCATTACAATATTCTAGTTCTTATACTAGTCTTCAACAAAGCTGAATCCTTCGAGTTTCTTCTCCTTTTTCTTTTCTTCATTTTTCTCTATGATGGTAAATTTGCTTTTCTTATAAAACAATCTGCGCTGATTCGCTTGTCTCGGGAGCACGCTGAACGCATCTACTATATCTAATATGTACGGGTCAAATTTACGCGCACCCCCTGTACGAAGAATGCGACCGCTCGCCTGTACGACATCTGTTTTGGGTGTCGCAAGAATGAGTGTGTCGAGCGTTGGAATATCTAACCCTTCGTGTGCCAAGCTGTACGTGGCTAAAATAATTTTTTTTGCTTCGGATTCATCCAACTGATGCTTTTTCATACCACCCATGTATAGTCCGGCGTCATGGACACCCTTTTCTTCGAGCATTTCTTTTAACGCTATGCAGTGCTGACGGCGGTCTGTGAGAATGATGGTTTTTCTACCTTCTTCGTAAAAACGTATGATGGACTGTACTATATACTCATTCCGTTCATCTAATTCGGTTAAAATATTTATAATTTCAGGTACGGATACGCGACCGGTAACGCTTAACGGAACTTCAGTCATACTTAGCGTGTCACAATTAAACATGTGTCTTTCGACAATTATATTCATATTACTTGTATCTCTTTCTACTTGATATGCTATATCTCCTATGAACCAATGGAGCACTTTGGTGAGCCCATCTTTTCGCTCCGGTGTCGCAGATAATCCAAGTATATACCTTGTACATACGTTGAACAATGCGCAAGAAAAAGTCTTTGAACAAATGTGATGGGTTTCATCTATGATGGTCATTCCAAAACCACTAAATACACTTTTTTCATACGTCTTCATACTCAATGATTGTAACATTGCTATGACGACATCTTTACCGGCGACATCAACTTTATTCTGGCGAATAATACCTATACGCGCGTCGGGTAAAAATTGTTTAATGCGATCTATCCATTGATTCATCAAAAACTCTTTATGAACAATAATCAGTGTTTTTACTGACATTACAGATAATACATGCAACGCAACAGTTGTTTTTCCATAACCTGTGGGCAACGAAAGAATACCACCACCTTTTGTACGTAAGATATCAACAACAGTGGATGATGCTACATGTTGCTGATTTTCTTCCTTTAATTTCCCGACAAATGGTACATCTACAGTAGCACAAGCTTGTATAGATGCGTCATGTACAAAATGAGGGTAATGGTGTTGACCATAGAATCTGGGTAACCGAACTCGAGTACTATTTTCGCGATACACCTTAAAAAAAGGACCACCCTGAAAACCTTCTCCTACTTGAGGCCTTACTGTTAATTCCTTTAACATTCCATTTTTTAGATCACCTCGTTTAACTTTGAATCCAGAGGATGTCAACATTTAATTACTTAGTATTCGCTTCTTTATATTGCACGTTTGACTCACCGCTTTGAGAAACGGACATCTTTCGCATTTCTTCTTTTACTTTTTGAGCGTTTTCTTGAAGGAAGGTACGGTACTGGGGACCTGTGCCTACACTAAATTGTTTTTGCATTTGGGCGTTTAAGATACCACTTGGTAGATATGTCGTAAAGCATCGGCCATCTGACATACCAGGACGAGTCATTGCGTTATCTATTCAATAGAAAATTTTACAGCACAACAGTCTAATATATTCTTAGGATACCCATGTGCGCATTTCATATTTCTCTTTTTCTCCTTTGTCTCGCCCCGTGTGCATGATTCTAAATTGGAGAAGACAAGATTCGTAACGTATTTGAATGCGCCATGTAAATCATGTAGACTCTTGGAACCTGTAATAACGACACTTCCTGTGCTAAACACAAAAATTGAAACATTATTATACTTCAGCTTCAACCCAGGATACGTATCTGGGTCATATGCAAATATCACATCTCCTGTGATTTTAGACATAAGACGCAAAAGATTGATATTCTTTCTGATACAAAAATCAGAATTAATCATAGCAATATCCACAGAAACAGGGGTGACGTTTGTCTCTGTGCATCGACTAATAAGACCACACACTTTATGTGCGACTCTTTGACCTTCCAAAAGGGAAGTGATACCAGTCATTTGTAATTTTCCATTTGTAAAAATTTTTATGCTCTTAGTAGTTATATCTCTGAATGTTAATGTAGCCTGATTGAAAAAGTTTTTTTTGACCTTCCCTCTTTTGGTGACAACGGGTGTGTCATATCTATGCTTTTTCTTTAATTCTGCGTCAAAATCAATGTGATTATCGAAATTATTTACAAATTTCTCCATGTCGATTAACGATGAATTAGTCTGACACACGACTGTCATAGTAGAGATGTTTAAAGAACTACACCCCTTTTCTGTACATGCGTGTGATGACTTCATCAAATCCATAAAGGATCCAGAGAAGACGCTCAGTTTGGAGGAGTATTTTTCAAAGTCCATTGTGATTTATTGTAATATACTATAAGTAATAGAGTTCTTTAGGTGATTAAAAAACAATGTTACCAGTCGCTTCGCTGAGAAAAAGTGAAGCCATACCAATCATCGCGAGACGACCATTGAGTTCTTCTACTTCAGGCTTGAATTGACCACGAATGATGCCTTCGTCCTTAGGATTAGAAGCAGTTCCAATGGTTACGAGACCAGTCGTAATCACTAAAAGAGGAATGTTATCCATGAACTGTTCGGTAAGCGAATGACCAGTTACAAGCTCCTCTGCGAGTGCACTCGTAAATCCAATCATTGCACACCGACCATTGATCTTCTCGGCTTTTTGGAGAAACGTATTACGTTTGTACTTTTGAAATACATTAAGCTTGGGAATCGTTTTCGATTTCGATTTCGATTTCTTGATTTGAGGAACGAGAGGGGTTTTAGCGGACATCATAGTAGTGTTCATTTTACGTAATATTCCAACGCTGTATTGTTTTAAATAGTTCACATTATTTTTTACACATTGTATAAAGTAATCTGTTTTGAAAGTATGATAGCGCATAAAACAAAGCGTATATCAAAAAGGTCACAACATATTCTTGTGATTGTTTCTTGTACATTAAAAACACAGAGATCGTTACGAGTAACATACTCATGAGTGATGATATGATCGATAAATACTTGAAATACTTACAATGTTTTTTAGGTTCCTTAAATGCGTTAAACATTATATTAACGACATACATTTATTCTTCTTTCTTTCCTCCTCCTCCTGGATGAGTTCTAAAGATATTATTATACGGACAAGTCAAACAACGAGAATGACGCATTGCACAATCAATCAACTCCATCTTCTTTTGAGTTTCACACTTATAATACTTACTCAAAGCTTCTTGTGAATAATATTTCGTTTCAAGTTTAACTGGCTTATGCGATGATGTTTTTTTAGAGCTGGCAAAAATGAATCTCGGAACAATTAATGACATTATAATATAACATAATATACAAAACGACATGTTCCCCAATAAAACTATGAGAATTGTTATTTCTGTTTTTTATCATTAGAAGTTCGTTTTGTTCGCTTGGGTGGGTTTTCACTGACCTCGAACGCTTCAATTTGGGTTTTAAGTAGTTTTTCATCAAGGCGTTTAATTCGTTAGCTTGTCGAGTCTCATGCCTTTTCTTCAGTGTATCGTAATCCTTCGTAAATAATATATATAATGCTGGTTTTATTAGGGTAACGCTTTATTTTTGTTTCTCTGTCCGTTATTCGCCGACGCATTGTTTTTCTGTCCGTTATTCGCCGACGCATTGTTTTTCTGTCCGTTATTCGCCGACGCATTGTTTTTCTGTCCGTTATTCGCCGA